CACACAACCCACACAATTTTTATTTTTATTTTTTGTTTTGTCCCCCTTGTCCTTTGCCGTCCACCCTTTACATCCCCCTTGTCATGGGCTATATTGGGTGTGAGGGGTTGTACATGGCTGATGACAAACTACCGCCCGCACTCTACACGAAGGGCCAATCGGTGAAGGACGCGTACAAGCGTTGTCTCGTCTACGAGGACGCGTTGTCGTACGTCGGTGTCACCGACGAGGAGCGCACGCGGCTGGAGGACAACAGGTACTACTGGGCCGACATAAAGAAGATCGAGTTCGATGCGAGGGCCGACCTGATAGAGACGTTGTCGTCGCTCATCAAGGGTGGCAAGAGCGGGGCCGAGAAGCTGCAGGCCGTGAAGATGCTCGGCGAGGTGATATACCCCGAGCGGTTCGGCAAGGGCGGGTCGCAGGCGGACAACGTGCAGGTGATCTTCTACATCCCCGACAATGGGCGGCACGGCGAGGTGTAACAGGTCTGGTTTCTGGGTTGTATGGCCAAGTGCCGCCGCTTTCGATGGTTGTCAATAAGGAACAACCGACAAAAGGAGTTGCTCAATTGCCGATGAAGCTCAAGGACAAGAAGAATCTTGTGAAGGAAATCCGCCCGCATGCCGGCCCGCAGACTGACTTTTTGGCGTCAAGCGCCGATATTGTCATATATGGTGGGTCGGCGGGCGGTGGGTGACGGGATGGTAACTTGTTTCCCTATATAGAGTTACGAGTTGCCTTCCGTCACAAGGTAAATCCTTCGCACTTCTTTTAGACCCGCTCAGGGATATACAAGTCTCAGGTTTCACTGCGCTCATCCTGCGCAAGGAGTCCACGCAGGTGTCGTCCGGCGGCGGGCTGTGGGACACCGCGAACGAGTTGTACGCGCCGTTCAACACGCAGAGCCGCGAGAACCCGCGCTTCCAGCACGTGTTCCCCAGCGGGGCCAAGGTGGAGTTCGGGCACCTGCAGAAGGAGACGAGCACCAAGAGCTGGGACGGCGCGCAGCTCGCGATGATCGGCTTCGACGAGCTCCAGCACTTCAGCGAGCGCCAGTTCTGGTACATGCTGAGCCGCAACCGCTCCACTTGTGGTGTACCTTCAAGGATGAGGGCCACGTGCAACCCCGACCCCGACTCCTTCCTGCGCAAGCTGCTGGCGTGGTGGATAGACGAGGACGGCTACCCCATCCCCGAGCGCAGCGGTGTCATCCGCTACTTCATCCGTCAGGACAACAAGCTGGAGTGGTTCGACTCCTACGAGGAGGCGTACGGCGCACACAAGGAGCAGATTGACAGCCAAGAGCTCTTTGTCAAGAGCTTCACGTTCATCCGCGCAACGCTGGATGACAACCCGACGCTCCTCGAGATAGACCCCGCGTACAAGGCGAATCTCTCGGCGATGTTCGAGTATGAGAGGAAGCGGTTGCTCCTCGGCAACTGGGACGCGCGGCCCATGGCGGGCGAGCTCTTCAAGACGCACTACTGGCGCTACGCCGAGGTTTCCGACCTGCCGCGCTTCCAGCGCATCGTCCGCTACTGGGACAGGGCCGCCACGGTGCCCAGCGACCTGTACCCAGACCCCGACTGGACGGCGGGTGCCCTGCTCGGCGTCGGCGAGGACAACAGGGTGTACATCCTCGACGTGGTGCGGGTGCGCGAGGAGCCCTTCGACGTGCTGCGCCTCATCAAGGACTGCGCCGCAAGCGACGCGGGCCGATGGGGGGACGTGCAGATTTGGCTGGAGCAAGACCCCGCGGCGGCGGGCAAGCAGGAAGTGCAGAACATCATCGCGGAGATGAAGGGCTGGACGGTGTACGCCAACCCGAAGCGGAGCAAGAAGCTGTCGTACTGGACACCGCTGGCCATACAGTGCAAGGCGGGCAACGTGTCGCTCCTCAAGGGCGCGTGGAACGGGATGTTCATCGACGAGCTGGCGGGTGTGACCGACGGGACGCAGAACGGGCACGACGACATGGCGGACGCCGCGGGCGGGGCGTTCATGATGCTGGCGAACCTGTTGTACAACGAGGAGAACGCGCTCGCGGGCAAATTGCGCTTGTAGTGCACGATAAAGTGTTGTATACTATAGAAGAGGAGACATGATGAGCCGGAAGCGCGACAGGTTGTTGAGGGCCATGGAGGTGCGCGACACACTCCACCTCATGCAGAAGATGGACGAGAAACAGGCGTACATCGATGAGCTCAGGCACTTCATCGGGGAATACGGCGTCGATGCACTCCCCCTTGACAAGCGGGAGGAGCTCGGGCGACAATTCAGCGAAGAGGAGCTCGCGGACATCGAGGGTGTGTTGTCATACGCCAACTGGCGCCTCGACCCCACCATCATCAAGAAGTTGACGAAGACTGGGGCGCTGAGCGCCAAGGCGCGGTACAAACGGGGGGAGCGGATTTGAACTGGTTTGCAAAGCTGTTCAACATGATGGGTGGGAGGAAGCGCACCGTCATCGAGGGTGGGCACATCACCCCGATCGTCAACGTGCCCGTGCAGGGCGCACGGGTGAACGTCCATCACCAGATGGCGCGCGACCTGTACCGCAACGTGGACAACAGCTACGCGTTGTCGGCCCACCTGCTCAGGCCCATCATCGACGGCACCCTCTCGTTCATCGGCAAGCCCATCCTCAAGTCCACCGATGCGGCGCTGTCCGCCAAGCTCGACTCGTTGCAGGTGGATGCTCGGCAGATAATGCGGGTCGCCATCCGCGAGGGCACGGCCTTCGTCTGGGTGCAGTGGGCGGACGGCAAGCCCAAGTTCGTCGTCCCGCGCCCCGAGACGGTCACGATCGTGCAAGACCCCCTGTCCAAGGACGTGACGGGGTTCATCATCGATGACACGTTCTCCCACACGGACATCGACGGCAATGAGTACCAGACCACCGTCAAGGTGCGCATCACGGACAGGGAGGTCGTCAAGGAGACGGGCTCCACCGACCCGAATGTCAGGACGGGCACCGTCAGGGGCCGCAACGTCCTCGGCTTCATCCCCATCGTGGTCTTTGCCAACGACAACGAGCCGTGGGAGATTCGGGGACACAGCGACATCACACCCATCGAGCCGACGCTCAAGGTGTACCACGACTTGTTCTACGAGGCGGTGCATGCACAGAAGCGCAACAGCCCGAAGCTCAAGATAATCACCAACAGCGTGCGCAAGTTCATCGAGAACAACTTCGGCGTGGGGATGTACGACCAAGTACAGGCGGGCCGTGAGCTCAACCTCGACGACCGCGAGGTGTTCGTCCTCGAGAAGCCCCCCGTCGGGGAGGGCGACGACATGGACTTTGTGACCGCCGCCAAGACGACGGGCGACGCATCCTCGCTGCTCGAGATGGCCTTCATGAACACGGTCGAGGGGTCGCAGACGCCCGAGGTGGTGTTCGGCGCCAACATGGGTGCCTCCCTGTCATCCGTCGAGGAGCAGAGGCCCGCGTTCATCAAGCGGGTCGAGGCGCGGCAGGAGCAGTTCGGCGAGGCGTTCAGGCGCCTGTTCGACATGGCGCTCGATGTCATGGCGCACGCCGAGTACGGGGTCGCGTCGCACGACTACACCCTGACATGGCCGAAGCCCGACTTCTCCACCGACAAGGAGAAGGCCGATACGATGAACGTCACCGTCACCGCGCTCATCAAGGCGCGCAACAACTCGCTGATGGGCGACAGGGAGATACACAGGACGCTCACGGGCAAGACGTTCGTCGACGTGGAGAGCGACTATGATACGCATATGGAAGAGGTGGCCGAGACGCAGGAGCGTCGGCTCAAGGAGATGGAGGACTACAACGCGGCGCAGAACGACCTGATGACGCAACGGTACACCAACCTCCAGTACGAGCCCAAGAAGAAGGAGGAAGATGATGAGTAATGATTTGAAGTTCGGGAAGTTCAAGGCGGCATATTCTGGGTTGTACAGCGAAGTGACGGTGGACAGCATCGCGGTGGGCAACGGCGACCGTGTCGGGGTGCTCTTCGGCGAGCAGGAACCCATCGAGTTCGTCAACCAAGTGTTGCTCGGCGAGAACCACCCCGCCAAGGAGTATTGGAACGACGTGATCCTCACCGTCAAGTGGGCAAAGAGCTTCGCCGACGCGGTGAACGCCAACCCCGCCCCCGTGTACCTTCAGGGCCATGAGGACTTCGCCAACGGCGCCATGCGCCAGATACCCGCGGGCTACATCGTGGGCGCGAAGGTGGACGAGGAGGGCGACGGGCGGTTGCTTTTGCGGAACCGATTGTTCGCCGAGGGGAAGTTCAGCCGCGAGGTCATCGACCAGACGATGCGCGAGATAAACGCGGGTGTGCTGAATACGAGCACGGGCGACTATGAGAAGCGCGAGTGGCACTACGACGAGGAGACTGAGGAAATCAAGGT